TGGTAAACCTTTCACACAGGAAGTTGGTAATGGCTCTGTATGTAACATTAAGATGTTTGCATATCGTAACTCTGATGGTATGTTGGTGGTTATGTTAGACACTGTTGTGGTACTTGAGCATGTCCCATACAACCGTGAGAGTGAATACTTTGATGAAGAGCTTGGTATTATGATTAAGATGGATGAGGTGGCTAAAGAGGCCCCAGTGGATACTGAGTTGATGAGTCCTCCTAAGCAAGCTAAACCAGAGGTTAAGAAGCAAGAACCAGAGCCAGACTTTGATGAAAGTTCAATTCCGTTCTAGGGTAAGTAGTGTATCTGGAGTTTTATAATAGATTAGGCTGTTAATAGCAGCCTTTTAATTAGATTAATTAGGAGAATATATAAATGTTACCAAGTGACCCATCAGCACGTACAGTAGTAAATAAGCGAGTACAAGAGTCAGTTGCATTACTAAATGAAATTGAAGGTATTAAAGAGGATTTAAAAGCTATCACTGAATCATGTAAAGATGATTATGATATGTCTCCAGCAGATTTCAATGGTATTGTTAAAGCAGCCTATAATCGTGATAAGGTGGAGCAGCAAGTTGAGAAGTTGCAGACTAGTTTAGCTGAAGCTGATATTCTTAGTGAATAAGCTTAGATAATAAAACATAGTTAATTAGAAATTAAATTAACACATCTAAAGCCCCTACAGAGATGTGGGGGCTTTTTGTTTATATGGAGGAAATATTGTATGAGTTTCAAACCTAATGGTGTAATTGCAGATGAACATTTATTTGAACAGCCACCAGAACGAGATAACAGCGTTATTGTGGTTGTGGATGGTGATGAGGTAGCCTATATGATTGCAGCAGCATGTGAGCAACGTGGTGTTGTAATTAAGAACACATCCACTGGTGCAGAGAGTGAGTTTAAGAATAAGACACAATTCCTTAAACTATTAAAAGGTATGGAATATCCAGATGACTTATTTTCTATTACAGAAACACAGGTAGCAGAGCCAGCAAAGAATGCATATTCAACTATTAAAAAACGTATTGAGTCTATTAAGAATCGTTTTAATACAAATAATATTGAGATATATGTTGGAGGTGAGGACAACTTTCGGGAATCTCTACCATTACCAGTTAAGTATAAGGGAAATCGGGATGACAGTGTGCGCCCTATCCTTTTAGATAGTTGTAAGGAATATTTATTGAAGTATGCTGGTGCTGAGTTAGTGACTGGATATGAAGTTGACGATAAACAGGTGATGAGACAATGGGAAGGGTATATAAACAAAACCAAGATTATCAACCTAAGCCGTGATAAAGATTCAAAAGGTTGTATGGGTTGGCTGGCTAACCCTGATGATAAGAATGACGTTCCAGCAGAATTTATTGATGGTCTTGGAAGTTTGTATATTGATGATAAAAAGAAAGTAAGAGGTAGTGGTCGTATTTGGCTGTACTTCCAATGGATGTGTGGTGATAAAATTGATGGTTTTTGCCCAAGAGACTTAGTAACTTTAGTTAAAGGAAAGAAACCCTCATTCGGAGATAAATCAGCATACAAAATACTATCGGGGCTAAAGACAGATAAAGAGTGTGTACAAGCAGTTCATGATTTGTATTTAGAATGGTTTGGAAAAGAAACATTCTCATTTAAGACATGGGACGATAAAGAAGTTAAAGATGTCAACTACATCTTTGCTATGCAGATTTATCTAGACTGCTGCCGTATGTTACGGTGGGAAGGTGATCATGTTAAAGTGCAAGACATTATTGATAAGATGGGGGTTAAGGTTGACTAATGTAAAAGAAAAATACGGGAGATGGAAGATTATCTCTACATTTAAAAGAGGTAATCACGTGGTGGCTGAGTGTATTTGTGACTGTGGTACTCAAAAGATAGTAAGATTCAGTAGTATAACTGGAGGGGATTCTACCTCTTGTGGGTGTTATGCTAAGGAGTGTGCGTCTAAAAGATTCTCTACTAAAGGTGGTATCAGTAAACACCCACTGTATCATAGATGGCAGGGTATGAATCGGAGGTGTTACAATAACAAAAGAAAGGATTTTAAATATTATGGAGGAAGGGGTATAAGCGTCTGTGACGAATGGATTGAAAGTAACCCAGAGGGCTTTAACAACTTCTTAAAAGACATGGAAGCTACCTTTATCACTAATCTGGAATTGGATAGGGAGGATAATGACGGTTGTTACTGTAAAGATAATTGTAGATGGGTTGACAGGACAACTCAGGTTATTAATAGGAGGTATAAAGAAGGCTCCATATTTACCCCAAGAGAATTAGAGTATCAAGGTGAGGTATTACACCTTAAAGCAACAGCAGATAAATTTGGGTTATCACGTAATATGTTAAGTGATAGGTTGCTCAGCGGTATGAGCTTAGAAGATGCAATAAACAAGGATAAAAGACCAAAAAGATACAAATTTGAGATTAAGGGTAACACCTATAATCTTAATGACATTTTCAAAGTACCTCCTAATGTGTATGCTGCAACTAAGAGGTTAGGTCTGTCACCGCAAGACCTAGTCTTATACTTATTTAAAGATTTTGACGTTCGTGGTTTTTACCAACAAGATAGAGAATGGCACACTTATGTAGGAGAGGTTATGGAAGATTTACCACTAAGACGTTGGAATGTTAATAAATCTTTCATAGATAATATAGAAGTAGATAATGGCTGCTTAAGTACACTAATTGATAAAGGGGTAAATATCATTGACTAAACCAAACCTAGATTATAAACCTTGGGAAGAATACCCAGACTTATGGGAAACAGAAGCACAATGGTGGACGTTCTTACGTGGGGCATTACGCAGGGGTTTATGGGAGAAGTCACCAGTTAAATTTAAATTCAAAGCGGAACAATGCACACCACCACCATTAGGATATAAAGGTAAAGGACGTAAGGGGGCTATTTGTGCATTAACTGGAGAATGGAGTAGTGTTAGCCATAGCGAGGTTGACCATATAGTGGGTCATATACCCTTACTTAAGTGGGAAGACGTTATGCCTTATATTCATCACCTTGTGCCAAAGAAGGGAGAACTTCAGTATGTCAATAAAGAAGCCCATAAAATAAAATCGTATGCAGAACGTATGGGCATCTCATTTGAGGATGCTGTAATTGCCAAACAAGCTATTGCAATTCAGAAGGTGAAAGGTGCTGATGTTAAATGGCTTAAATCTAAAGGATTGACACCATCCAGTAATGCAACTAAACGTAAGCAACAGATTATTGATTGGCTTAATAATAATTAAATAATACATTGACACAGGGAAGTGATTATTGTATATTGTAGCTGTTGAATTGAAACACAAACACTTAGAGGAGAATAAATAATGACACAGTATAAAATTCAATTGGGAAGTTGGACTAAATTACCAGAGGGTAAGGTTCAAGTGGATACACGAGATATTATGAAGATGATGGCTGAGAAGGTTTGTGGTGATGTTGAGAGTCACGTTGCAAAGGTTGGAAGTTTCTGGGATTATATTGGGGTATATCACGATCACACTATATTAGTGTATCACAGTGCAGGAGATTATACGGGTCTTGTTAACCAACCATCACTGTTCATCCCATATGAGGAGTTACAGAAAATGTTAAATACTCCAGTGGAGACACCACAGGGACAGGGGATGCCGAAGGTATCCTCCCTATTAAACACAAAATTAGACTGTCGTAAGGCAGATGGAACTGTAGATGAGGAATTGTCACGAGCATTCCAAGAGGCTTGTTTTGAACAAGGGATTGTTTGGGGTACTCATAATGGTTTTTGTAAACACCTAGATAAGCACTTCTTATACACTAATAAAGGCCGCATCTCATTCTCTAATAAGGAAGGGGTGAATGACACTTTCTTTGAAAGGCGTAATAACAAACAAATCAACTTCAAATACTCCCGCACATTAATTTGGGAAGCTACTGTTGTTGAGCCTGCTACACCAGAACCAGCAGATGAAATGGTGGATATTTGCGGTGTGGAATATTCAGCGAAAGGATTGAGTGAAGCTTTGGCTTTAATTAAATCAGCACGTAAAGTATAGACGTATGTCTAAATACACAACATACCAATTACACCAATTCTTAATTAAATTAAATAAGAGGTTGCGTAGTGTAGACCAATCTGCTAATATATCTGTTATAGAGCAGCATGAGTATACCACAGAGACTGTTATAGTTGATAATGAACATAGAGAGGTGGTTATGAAGGTAGTGGTCACAGGGAGCCTTCTAGGTAGGCAGGAATTGAAGTTTTTCTTTGATAAGGATGGAGATTTTTCTTATATAGATATAGATAATAATGCTAGTAGCTTAAATTAGTATGACAATATAGGAGAGGATATGTCAAAACAACCATTAACACCATTCCACCTATCGGTGGAAAAGTATCAAGAATTATTAGACACAAAGATGGTTAATCAATTATGGGAGAATGCCCCACAGAACATCTCAGTGTTCCGTACAGAGCAGAACAGACATAATGCTAACTCAGAGGTGTTTGACTTGATTTATCACATTACAGAGA